CGGCCTGCGCCAGGTCCTTGATGCCGCCGGTGACCGCCGGCAGTGCGGCCGCGGCCTGCGCCGCCTGCTGTGCCTGGGCGCGGCCCTGGCGCAGGGCATCGAGCTCGTCCTTGGAGCGAATCCACTTCGCCGGCACGCCATTGATCTCCGCCAGGCCCGGCGCGATCTCATCCGGATTGAAGACATCCATCACCGCGGGATCGGTGCCGGCCAGCGGCGCCAGCGCTTCGATCGTGCGCAGCAGGCCGACGCCCTGATCCGCCTTCATCGCGCGGGTCAAAGGCGAGTCATATTCGAGCTTGTAGCTGCCGTTGCGCTCCAGCAGGACCGGCGGCGGTGGCGGCAATGCGCCGGCGCGGGCGAGCAAGTCGATCTCGCGCTCGATGATCGGGCCGAGCAGCTCCGATTGCTGGCGGCCCGTGGTCGGCGCCAGCAGCGCGCCCTTTTCCTGCGCGCGCAGCAAGGCTTCGGTCGCCGTCATCTGCGGCGTCTCGACCAGGATCTGGAACAGAGTCACCAGGAAGGCCGCATTCACCGACTGGCGGCGCTCGGCGATCTCCTCCTTGACCGGGGCGAACTGGCTGCCGCGGTTGAGCGCGTGGATCAGCGGCCGGCCCTGGTCATCGACGCCGCCATAGTTGATCGCCGCCGGCAGCAACGAGACGCCGTCGCCCAAGGCCGATAGCACGCCGTCATTCGGCGCCAGCAACGGCGGCGCGATCGAGAGCTGCGCCTCCTGCACCATGGTCTGGGCCATGATGTTCAGCATCTTGGTGTCGGCGAGCGCCAGCATGCCCGGCGAGTCCCCATAGACCTGACCCGGCCGGGTCACATAGCGCGAGACCGCGTAGGGGAAGGTGCGGAACCCGCCCTGCCCCACCACTTGCCGGGCATCCTGGCAGACCCACCAGGATTCATAGGCCATGCCGCTGCGGCCTTTGCGGCCATGGACGCGGGACGCGTTCGGCCGGACGCAGTGGAGATAAGTCGCCTTGTCATCGGGACGGCTCTCGAGCTTGCCGCGAATCTGATCCGGCAGCTGGTCGGCGCCGAAGCGCTGCGCCGCCTGTTCCGCGGTCATCTCCAGCTTGTAATGCGCGGTGCGAATCCGACCCTGGAAGTCCTCGACCACATACAGGCCGGCGAGATTGCAGGCGCGGTAGGTGATGCCGGCGCCGGGCGCCTCTTCCGAAAAGATGCCGCCGGTGCCGAAGGCGCCGAGGCTGCCGTAGACCTCGTGGATCTGCGAGGCGAAGTTGCTGCGCGGGCTGTAGCGGAAGGCGAAGAGGCGCCGCGTCACCTCGCTGCACCAGCGTTTGACCGCGGCGTCTTCCGCCAGATCGTCGTCCAGCGGTTTCAGCATGTGCCAGGTCTGCGAGCGCGGGGTCAGCATGCTCTCGAAGGCGGCGGAGAAGCGGTCGAGCGCCAGCACCGCCGTGCTGTCGAAGACCTGGGGCCGCAATTGCGGCGTGCCCTTGGTGGTGAACACACCGGCGCGCGGCAGCATGAAATCCGCGATTTCCTGCCAGAGCGATTCATAGACCGTACGCTCGGATTCCAGCTGCTGCTGCCGGCGGATGATCTCGCCGGCGATGTCGCGGGAATCCATCCGCGCATGCCCGGTGATCGTGGGGGCGATCGCGGGCGCGGCGGACTTGTGCGAGACGACGGCTTCGGTGCCGATCATGCGCTGATCCTTGAGGGTGGTTGAGATCAGGTGTTGGCGATCGCCGACACCTTGGCCGCCGAGCCGTCGGCGGGAATGCCGCGCAGCTCCGTCTGTCCGGCGGCGAGCCGCGCATCGTTGACCGTCGCGGTCGGATTGGCGGCGAAGCGCAGCGAGCAGATCGCATCGCTGTGCAGGCGCACGAAGCGGGTCTTGGCGTTGAAAGCCGCCGAGGGTGTCGCACCGGAGGTGAAGTCCACCACCTGCGTCGCGACCGGCGGCTCTTCGGGCGCCTGGACCACGGCATTGCCGGGACCGCTCGCCTGAGTCACACGCGCGTATTCAGAGATGTAGAGCTTGCTCATGGCAGAGGTCTCCGTCGGTCCTGGAGGATGGGGTTGTCGGGATCGGTGATCGGCGGTTCGGCCGCCGCCGGCCCGCGCTCGCCGAGCGGTGCGCCGGGAATTTCCGGCATGGGTTCGGGTACGGCTTCACCTTCGGGCGTGGTTTCCGGATCACCCATTGGTCATGGTCCTTGCGCCGGTGAGTTCGGTGGTGACGCCGCTGCCGCCGGTCAGCATGGTCGAGGTCATGCCCTGCAGCGCGGCGCGGCGCCGCTTTGCCTCTTCCTCCTGTTGCGGCAGCGAGTCCGCGGCGGTGTCGCGGGTCGGCGGCGGCTCGACTTTGGGCGGCGGCGATGGTTTGAAAAAGCTCATGCCGGAGCTCCTTTCAAGAATGGTCGATGTGAGTGTTTACGCGGGCCTCCGCAGCGGAGGCTTCAGGCGGCGCCGGCGACCCGGAGCAGCCAGCCTGCGGGATAGAGCGGCGCCAGGCGACAGGCCGCGATGTCGGGCAGGCCCTCGGCGTCGCGGGCGACGAAGGGCATGCTCTTGAACTGGAAGCCGCCGATCGCGAGCGCGGTGTCGATCATGATCGGCAGTTTCAGGTTGAAGTCGTGGATGCTCTGATGCGCGGCGCTGCCGAGGGCATCGCCCAGTGCCGTGTTGCCGTCGCGCATCGCAACCAAGGCCGCACGCAACTCCGCCACCGCATGGTCGAGGCGTTCGACATTTCCGACTTGCGCGGCGACCAGCGTACGGACCGCGGCGGCCTGATCCGCCGCACGTTGCGCCGCGGCGGCTTCCGCCTCGATCTCGGCGCGGGCTTTCGCTTCACCCTCTGCCGCGGCGAGGCGCTGCAGCTCGGCATCGAGGGCCGCGATCTCCTGCTCGAGCATCGGCAGGAACTCGCGCGCCTCGGCATCGCCTTCGGCGGCGGCCAGGCTCGCGCGGCTGTATTCCTCTTGCGCGGCCGCACGTTTCCGCCCGGCCGCCTCGGCCAATGCGGCGAGGGAGGCCGGTGTTGCTTTCGCATCCGTCATGCGTTGCCTTGTCCTTCCGCCGCCTGCGCGACCGTCGTGTTGTCGACCGAGGCGGCGTCCCATTGGGCGCGGGCCTCGCTTTCGCCGGCCATGTAGCGGGCGACGAAATCCGCATCGTTGATCAAGGTCAGCGCCGCGGCACTCGCCGCCGGCGTCTCCGCCGCCTGCCTTGTGCCGACCGCATCGTGATAGGGCTGCGTGCCCGCGGCCTTGAGCTCGGTCAGCTGGTTGTAGAGCTCCACCGCTTCGGCATCGCCCTTGAGATAACGCTGCCGGAACGCTTCATCGCCGGCCAGGCGATTGAGCATGAGCGTCGCCCGATAGCCGCGCTCGATCTCGCGCGCGAACGGGGTCATCGCGCGATCGAACTCGGCATCCGTCATCCCGATCCGCCGGCCGCTCAAATCATCGTCTCCAGCATTTGCTTCAGCCCCGGCTTGCGGCGATCGGCCATCTGAATGTCGGAGAAATTCTCGGCGTCCCGCGCCGCGGGCCGCGCGGCTTCATCCGCCGAAGAACTGCCCGACGATCCGAGCGTGGTCTGATCGAAGGATTCGCGTTTCGTCGTGCCGCGCTGCGCCCGATCGCGCCCGGGCGTCATGCTCGGATCCGCCGACCAGCCGGTCTGCTTGCCGAGATGCTCACCGAGCATCGACTGCGTGGGATCTTCACCGGTCAGCGCCTGCGTCAGCGCGCTCTTCACGGCCCCGCCGATACCGAAGACCACACGCGCCCCAATGCCGATCGGGTCCGCGCCTTCAACGTAAGGCGTCGCGCCCATCGGCTTCGGCTTGGTCAACGGCGTGACGCCGGTGGGTAGATTCTTTTGCGGCTCAGATTTGGCTCCAGTGCCGCTTTCGGTGTGCTGGGCAGCACGATTGTTGGGATTGTTTGAGTCTACGCCGGTGCCACGACCTCGCGGCCCGCTATAATTTGCGCCGGCGAGACCTAGGTTCTGGTTTCCCGGATTGACTGCGCTGTCGTAGGCTTTAACACCCTGGCCACTCGCCAGCCCTTTCATCCCTCCGCTTTCAGAGGTTTTGCCGCTATCACGTCGCCCAACGTCTTTGCTGCCTCGGTCATTGGGATCGCGCGTTGCCATGCTCTTACTCCTTCTTCCGTCGCTTCTCGACATCTGCCGATGCTGCGCCGATGACTTCACCCTTCAACTGGTCGAGTGTCTCCGCGATGTCCTGTTTTCCCGCCACGAATGGCTGGCCCGCTAAGATCTCCCGCAGTGGTTCAAGGCGCTGTTCGCAGGTCGATACAGCTGCTTTCGCTACCTCCGTCGCCGGAACCGAGTTCTTCCACGTCCGATCAACTTCAGTGCGCGTACAGATTGCGAAATCATCGACAGTTGGCTGAGCCAGTTTGTCCCAATCATCCTGCGTCGCATCCGCCCAAGCGGAACTCGAAAACAACACCAGCCACAGCGCAGCTAATTTCATCCTCATAAGTCTGTCCTCCCTCCCATTGATCATTCTCAAAACACTTATACCTGAAAAAGAGAACGCACACAATAGTGATATTTTACTACCACCCATGCGGCTTTGCGCCTCGCGGCATGCCTGCGGCGTATCGCGGCCTGCGCGCGTCGCGCGCGGCGCCTGACAGCGCCGGGTCAGTCAAAGGTTGGCGATCAATCAAATGTCGCCCCAGCCCGATGCAGAGATACCGGAAGGCATCGGCGCAATGGCTGGTGAAATCGTGCAACGGGACGGGCTTCAGCACCTGCCGCTTATCGTCCCATTCGCTCCGGTACTGGCGGAGCAGCTTCAGGCCCATCCCGCAGCGCTCGGTGTTGAACCAGCATTTCCGGAGCACGAAGCGGGCCTGGCTGATGCCGTCATCGACGCCGGATTGCGGCAGCACGGTCGGCGCGAGGCCGAAGCCGCGCAGCACATCGACGCGGGAGAGGCCGGAGCCCAGCTCCTTGACCCGGAGATCATGCGGGAAGAAGTGCTGGCCGTAGATCCAATGCGCGCGATGGCCGGCGCGGAGCTGGGCCACATAATGCTCGAGTCCGACGCCGGAGGATTCGTAATAGTCGATCAGCCGCGGCTCACCATGCACGACCTGGGCGAACCAGATGCTGGTGGCGTCGCCGATGCCGAGATCCCAACCGGTGTGCACCGGAAGCGCCGGTTCATAGGGAATGGAACGCACCCGGCCGAGCCGCTCGGCGTCGGCGAGAATCTGCGCGTAGTAGGCGCCGGGGATCGCGGCGTCGAAGGAGCATTCGAACTCCTGCGCATACTGGTCCGGCGTCATCGCGCGGCGCGCGGCTTCGAGCTCCGCCGCCGGGATGATGCCGGTCTCCGACGACTTGAACATGAAGGCGGCCCAGTCGGGATCGCGCGACCGCGCGCCGTCGGAATCCGGAAAGCCGTCGCGCGCACCTTCGAAGAGATCGCAGAAGCCGTTGCGGCCCATCGGCGTGCCGATGAACAGCGCCCAGCCCTGGCGGTCGGCGAGCGCCGGCCGCACCACCTCCGACCAGACGCGCGGATGCATCTG